CTCATACCAAAAAAAAAAATACTATGATTATAGCTGACTACTCAGGAATTGCAATCGCGTCGATTTTTTCACAAGACCGGCCAGAAGAAATCGAAGAAGCACTCATCAGGCATATGATTCTTAATCGAATCAGAATGTATAACACAAAATTTCGTGATGAATATGGAGAAATGGTTATTGCGTGCGATAGTTCTTCCTGGCGGAAAGAAGCATTTCCACAATACAAAGCAAAGCGTAAATCAAATCGCGAAGAATCTCCTCTTGACTGGGGTCACTTTTTTAATCTCATTAATACAGTACGAGATGAAATTTTAGAAAAAATGCATTACCCTGTAGTTATCGCAGACCGTGCTGAAGCGGATGATGTTATAGCGCAGCTTGTAGAATCTACCCAAGAATTCGGAAAAAACGAACCAGTCATGATTGTTTCTTCTGATAAAGATTTCTTTCAGCTCCATCGCTATTCAAATGTTAAACAGTTTAGTCCTATGAAAAGGGACTTTGTAAAAGTCGATGACCCAGATTTTTATAAGTTTGACCATATTTGTCGAGGCGATTCAAGTGATGGTGTACCAAATATCCTAAGTTCTGACGATAGTTTTACAGAAGGCATTCGTCAAAAACCAATGCGAGCTAAAAAAATCCAGGAATGGTATGGTGCTAAAGATGAAGGTGAATTGCTAGAAATGATGGGTCATGAAACATATCGCAATTATTGCCGTAATAAAAAGGTTATTGATTTAGATTGTATTCCACAAGATATTAAAGAAAATATTTCTGATAAATATAATTTACAGACAAATAAAGATAGGGGAAATGTTCTGCCTTATCTCATTGAAAAACGTTGCAGCATGTTAATTAATTCAGTGACAGACTTTTTCCCAAAAGGTTAAAATATTATGCAAAAATACATACATGAAATATTCGAGGAAGTGTGTAAACTCGAAAATAGAGAAGATCGTATTTCTTATTTAAAAGAAAACTCATTTAAGCAAGTTAAGACTGTTTTGCAGCTTTGCTACAATGATAAAATTCAATTGGATCTTCCTTCCGGAAGGCCTCCATTTGAAGCTTGTCCGGAAGGAAGAGAGCCCACTTCACTTTCAAATGCCTTTAAACCAATCGGCTATTGTGTAAAAGAATCAAACGTTTCTAGAATGCGTAAAGAAAAAATCTTTATCGGAATTCTTGAACAGATTAGTGAAGAGGATGCAAATATTCTTTGTGCAGCAAAAGACGGCACAATCACGACTCTTCATATGAAAAAATACTCTAAAATCACAAAAAGTTTAGTGGAAGCTTGCTTTCCTGAAATTTTATAGTGTACAATCGGCTAAAAATAGGGTAGTATATATCCCTAATGAACATATTTGCACTATCACCAGATCCTCAAGAGGCTGCCGAATGGCATTGCGATAAGCATGTTGTAAAGATGATTATCGAATCAGGACAAATGTTATCTACTGCCCATCGTATGCTCGATGGAAATGAAACCCGTAGACCATCATCAACAGGTAAAACAATGTCTCGGTATTGGGAACTAGAAGATTCCCGTGAAGATGTCTTATACAAAGCTGTTCATACTGGCCATCCATGTACTGTGTGGACTATGGAATCTGATCGCCATTATTTTTGGCATTATCTCCTTTTCGAATTTCTTTGTAAAGAGTATACATATAGATATGGAAAGGTTCATTCGACTGAAACTAAGCTTCTTAATGTTTTAAAAGAAAAACCAAAAAACATTCCAAAAGCACCATGGAATCCATGGCCTTTAGCAATGAAATCTAATCCAGAGTGTATGAATCATAGAGATCCTATTGGTTCATATCAAAAATTCTATCAAACAAAACAAGAACGTTTTTCCATGGTATGGACAAAACGTGAAACACCAAACTGGTTTAAAAAACTATGACATACGAATATTGCTGCGATAAATGCAACGAAAGGTGGGAAGAATCTCACCCTATGAAAGATCGAAATCTGCCTGTAGGAAAAGAATGTCCTTGCGGTAAAGGAGGAATTGTTAAAATGGGAATTACGGCTCCAGCTTTAAATTTCGATGGAGCTATTTCTCCTATCCGAAGAGCAGGATCTGGGTGGAATGATGTTTTAAAAGGCATCAAAAAAGCATCAGGAAAAGAAAACACAATTGAACATTATTAATGAAAATAGAAGTACCGCATAAATCAAAAGTTGAAGTTGAAATTGACGAATTTAATCAGAAAAATATCGCGTTTAATTACTTAGAAAAAGTGCTTAATTGGGATCGAGATTATTTCATTGATGATAATAAAGTCAAAAAATCAATTACCATTTATAGCAGCCATTCTTGGGAATCTGTAGAAGTTGTTAGAGAAGCAACTAAGGATGATTTCATTACTGAAAACATCTTTAAGAAAATTAAACTGAAATAATACGTGCCGAGAAAACAAGCAAAAAAACAGGAAGTTATAGTTCCAAAAATTGATCCTCTTTCTGAATATTCAAACAATATAAAGAATATTCAACCAATTACCAATTCACAGGTTGAGGCTTATGACAATTGGGAAAACGGAAATAACTTAATTCTTTCAGGAGCAGCTGGATCTGGTAAGACGTTTATAGCACTATACTTAGCTATTCAAGAACTTATTAAGAATCGCAAAAAAAGATTGGTGATTGTCAGATCTGTAGTTCCCACTCGAGATATCGGGTTCTTACCAGGAACACAGGAGGAAAAAGAAGCTGCATACCTATCACCATATATTGGTGTGATAAGTGAGATTTTTAATAATAACCCATCGTTGTTCGCGTATTTTATTAAGAGCGGAACAATCGAATTTTTAACAACATCATTCATCCGAGGAATTACATTGAGGGACGCGATCATTGTTGTTGATGAATTTCAAAACTGTAATTTTCACGAACTAGATTCAATCATAACACGTGTTGGTAAAGGATCAAGAGTTATTTTTTCTGGTGATTACTTTCAATCTGATTTTACAAATAAACGTGATAAACAAGGAATTGGTGAATTCATAAAAATTCTTGAAACACTTCAATATTTTAAAAAGGTAGAATTTACTTGGGAAGATTGTGTTCGATCTGGGATGGTACGCGAATATCTTATGAAGAAAGAAAAAATGATTGCAGATAATCTAATTAACCCTATTTTATAATGGAAAAAATATTTGAGCATATTGATGTTAAATTAAAATACGATGATCTTTTTGCTGATACAAAAAAGTCAGGTAGAACATATACAACACCATCAGGAGAAAAATATCCGTCTATTACTACAGTTTTAGGATATAGAGATAGGTGGAAATGGGCAGAATGGAGAAAATCTATTGGTGCAGAAGAAGCAAATAGAATTACTCGACATGCAACTACTCGTGGAACTGCAGTGCATAACATTGCAGAAAAATACATTAATAACGAAAGGCCATATATTGTCGAAAATAATGAAAAAATGCCTCATGTCCAATATGGGTGGAAAGTACTTAAAAAAGTAATTGATGAAAATGTAGGTAAAATCTATATGCAAGAATGTACTCTCTATTCAGATGATCTAAAGGTTGCTGGCCGAGTTGATTGCATTGGAGAATATAATGGTGTACCTTCAATCATAGACTTTAAAACATCAAGTAGAGTTAAAAAGGAAGAAGACATTAAATCATATTTTATGCAAGAATGTGCATACTCAATTATGTTTAAAGAACAAACGGGAATTGATATTAAACAACTCGTAACAATAATGGTTGTTGATAATAATCCAAATCCTATTGTTTTTATTCAGAAAAGAGAAAATTGGGAAAATGCATTAAGAAATGAAATTGACTATTATTACAATTGGTAAATTATTATGATTATTTTAACAGATTGCGATGGGGTGCTTCTTTCGTGGCAGCACTCGTTTGAATGGTGGATGAAGCGTAAAGGATATAAACCACAAAAGGTTTCGTATTATATTTCTGAAACGTACGGAATAAGCCAAGAAAAAGCATATGATTTAACTAAACAATTTTGTGAATCTGCAGCTTGTGGATATTTACCTCCAATGCGAGACGCAATCAAATATGTTAAAAAACTGCATGAAGAACACGGTGCTGTATTTCATTGTATCACGTCAATTGGAACTGATCCATATAGTGTCTTATTAAGAGAAAAAAATCTTAAAAGGGTTTTTGGAAAAACTGCGTTTGAAAGAATAGTGTGCTTACCATGTGGCGGTAATAAAAAAGAAACACTTGAAAGATACAGAGATAGTGATTTTGTGTGGGTTGAAGATAAATTAGAAAATGCAAATCTAGGAGCAAAAATGGGCCTAAGGACGTTTTTGATAAACCATCCATACAATGAAATAGGTGTTTTGCATGATAATGTTATTAGAGTTAATAATTGGAAAGAAATTTATGATCATATCGCACAATGAAAAAGGTAGCATTTTTAATTAAAAAAATATTTACAATCGGTGAAAAATATTGTAGAATACTCTCATGACAACAAATGATTACATTAAGTCGATTAAAACAGCCCAAGAGATATACGCATTGGTTCATGCAAACATTTATCCTTCAGATGATGCAGGGTCTCTAGAAAATCTTTGTAAACTCATTGACGATCTAAATTCCTTAAAAGAAAGCCTTTTAGATGAAGATCAAATTGTATTTGATTTTGTTGAACAGAAGAATTTTAAATTTTAATTACTATGAAAAACACAAAGCTAGTACGTTATCGCGTCTTTGATAAAGACGGAAAATACCACCAGTCATATTTGTTATCATCAGATGCAAAGGCGTGTGCTAAACACATTGGTGGAGTAGTGAAAGAAGTAAAAGAAGAAGGAAAATGATTTGTGGATGTGGTAGTCCTATTGAAAAGGTCAGGCTTGAGTTTGGTTTAAAACTCTGTAAGTCCTGTGCCTTTTCTCTTCCTGATCACGATCAGCCGAAAATAAAAGGACGTATGGTGTATAGCCATAAAACTGGCGGAGAAATAGAAATCATGTCGAATGAATCTTGGGATGAAAATAAAAAATATTTTATTCCCAACGGTCCTCGAAGCTCAGTTAAAAATTTCATAAAAGGATAGTGGATCCGAATATTGTCAAAATAGAAGAAGATAAGATTGGCTTTATGTTTGTATGTAAAACTGGAAACACATCTATTAAAGAAGTATTAAAAACACACTTCTGCAAAGATAGAATATTTAGAAATATACATAATCCAAGATCTTTAGCTCCTTACGTTAAATATTGCAAAAGAAATTCTTTTACTGATGACTACCTTGTATTTGGCACGTGTAGACATCCAGAAGATCGCTTAATAAGCTGCTGGAAAGATAAAATTTTCAATAGATTTCATTCAGGATTTCAACGTAAAAAATATAATTTTTATAGGAAAATGCCATTTTCAATTTTTGTTGAAGAAATCTTAAATATTGAAGATGACATTGATTGCGAGCAACATATACGCTCACAACATTTTGACTTAGATCTTAAAAGAATTGATCATCTTATACGAATGGAATCATTTTACGATGATTGGGAAAAGTCACTTCGGTTGATAAAAAAACATTGTGGAAAGAATTATCCTAAAATAGCATTTCATAAAAATAAAACAGAAAGTGTAGATTTAGAGATAAGCAAAAAAACAAGAGCTCTTATTGAAAAGCGGTATGCTAAAGATTACGAGCTTTTGGGTTACAAAAAAAGATCATGATTAAAATTCATATGTATTGGATGCAAGGATGGAAGAAAGCTCCCCCTAGAGCTAAGAGAAATCGCGATTTATGGAAAAACGCTGGTTTTGAAGTTACAACGTGGGATGATGATAACGTTAAAATAAAATGGAACCAGCATTTCCCTGCAGCTATGAGAGCTGATATAACATTGGCTAAAGCTATGTATGTTTTTGGTGGAATTGCAATGGGTGCTGACTCTTCTCCTTTAGACACTGAGACGTTTAAAAAATCTATTAGTTTTTTACCTCCAACAAAAGGACAACTAATTTGGCAAAGTAAGAGCAGTACTCAAAAAGAGAGGCCTTATATCGCTGGTAGTTATTTTCCAAAAGGTAATAAATTTATAGGAGAAGTAGTAAAACATCATAAAAAATTGTTAAATTGTAAATTTAACTCTTCTGATTTACCACTAAATCCATTAAAATATTCAGGCCCTGGTTTATGGGCATCTGTTTATAAAGAATTCTCTAATTACGTAAATGTAATTGACGGGCAAAAAGCGTTTTTAACAGAACCTAGAAGTTCTGTTATTTCTGATGTTGCTTGGTTAGATGCTGGATTTGCAAATGATTGGAATGCTACTAAAAAAGAAATTTGGAATTAAATGAAAGCAGTAGTTTATGGTGATCTTCAACATCAAAAGAATCCATGTAAAAACTTTGGTATTGGTTTAGAAAAGCACGGAATAGATGTTACTTATATAGGAAGATATGATTTAAAAAATACTAATTTTGACAACTTTGATTTCGCTGTTGTTTGGGCGTATCGCACCGGATTTTTTAATATGAAAAAATTAGGAATAAAGAATGTAATTATTCTTGAAAATTCCCATCTTAACAATATTCAAAAACCGATAAAAGAATGGATTTCTGCTGGATGGAATGGTCTTAATGGTCGAGCCGACTTCTGTAATAAAAATTCTCCATCAGATAGGTGGGAGAAATATTTTAACGATGGAAGATTGTTGGATTATACAGATGGTGAATACGTTTTTATTCCTCTTCAAATTAAAAATGATATGTCCTTATATCATGTTTCAAAAAATATAACATACCAAAAAATATGTGAGGAGATTCGTAATTTTACTGATTTGCCAATTAAAATTAAAGAACATCCAACTTTGCTTTCTAGCTGGCCTAAGGTTATTGGTGTAAAAGATGTTTCATATCTTCCAAGGATGATGCCAATTGGTGATGCGGTAAAAAATGCTAAAGTTGTAGTTGCAATCAACAGCAATAGTTGTGTTGATTCTCTTATTGCTGGTAAGCCCGTAATAAATCTTGATGAAGGTTCAATGACATGGGACATTGCAGAACGTGACTTTACTCGGATTAATTTACCTCCATGGCCAGATCGTTCACAATGGTGTAATAATATGGCGTATTGCAATTGGAACCCTGAAGACCTAAGAAAAGGAGAAGCTTGGGAAGTTCTTAAGAAAAAACTGTAAAATTTTTATTTACATTTGCTCAAAAATAAAGTAGAATATACTCATGTTCAACAGCGGTAATATTGTAATTGATACACTTGGAAATGGCAATTTCATCATGATTGATGATAAATACAACAGTGAAGACATTATTTCTTCTTACGAAGCACATCGGCAATACGATTTAGGCGATGTTAAATTTACAAAAAAAGCAATCGATGAAATCCAAAACGCAATTGAAGATGAGTTCCTTAGACAGGAGGAATCTTGCCAGGCATCCTATGCCCCCTCCTGTTATTAGGTTTGTAGATAGAAAAAAGAAAAGTTCTAAATATGCATGTAGGAATAAGAAGAATATACTTTGAAGTTTTATTTGCTATAACTGTATTAATTGTAATTCCTATTTTTCTTATTATCACGTATATTAGATTAACAATTGATGTTTTTAAAAATGCACCAATCGAAATCGAAAAAATAATAAAAAGTTACGTTTATGGAGAATAAAGTTCTAAAATCTCAATTTCCAAATGAATGGAATGGATACGAAGTTATTGAATTGCCTGTAAAAGATATTTGGCAATCGGTACGTGTAGCTAAAAGTTTAAATGGAAAACCATTTTATCTTAATGTAAAAGAAGACATTAAAAGAGATGGTTTACATTTTCCAATAATGTGTGTTCACACGACTTATAAAGAACTTGAAAAAGCTAAAGAACGATGGGGAAAGAAAATTAACGATCTTCCGTTTTGGCATAATGCTCTTGGAAAACATAAAAAGATGATTTGGAGCGTTTGGGGTGGATCAAACCGTCTTTCAATTGCTAAAGAGTTAGGATATACACATATTGATGCAGCTGTAATTCCAAATATTAAGCAAGCCATCAGCTTACAAAAGCACATGCGGGAACCCTTTAGAAGAAGATACTATAGGAGAGACTAATAAATAGTAACTATGAGCGATATATTTGATTTTGGATTTACTGCAGTTGATGAAACTGAATTGCAGTCTTATCAACAGGCAGAAGCAAAGGTTGAAGAAACAGAAGCGGTTGCTGAAGCAACGCAAAAGAAAATTGATAATCTGTATAATGCAGTTCAACCTCTTTTAAATAATCTAAAGAAAAACCCTGAAAAGGAATATATTCTATGGCCTAATCGTCTAGAAAAAGTTGAAGAATTTGAAAAATTTCTCTATGAAATCTATAAATCATAGAGTACAAACAAAATAAAATAATATGAAAAAAAACAATAAAACAGTAAGTATGGTTGCTATCGTAACTAGCATTCTTTTTGCTCTTTGCGGGTTTGCTAATGGTAGTTATAAAGTTCCTGTCCTAGGATGGGATTTGCACCCAGAACAACCAATTGATATTTCAGTAAATGCAGGTCTTTTTGAAGAAAGGGTCGATCGTGGCCTTTTTACTCACACTGACGCATTTTTTGTAAAATCAGATGCAACAATCGGATCTGCGTATGATAGTCCTATCGTTGCAGGTGTTGAATTTGTTAATGGTGAAAATGAAAATTTCTTTGGTGGATACGCTGGTATCGCTGGAGATAATCTTTATGTTGGCACTCGTCTTGGAACGAATGCTGCTGATGGTGATTTAACAGATATTGACATCGAATTGAATGTTGGGTACTTCTACAATCCTGACTTTTACGATGTCACACTTGTTGCTGATGTAAACGTTGTTTCTGGAGGCGGATTTGATTTCGCAATTTCAGCTAAACGACCAATTGTTTCAGCATTCGGTGTTGATGTCACTGGATCAGTTGAGCTCGGTAAGACTTGGGAATATACTCAAGATTACGAGTGGGTATCTGGCTCAATCAATTGTGTTTATGCCCTCCCAACCGGAGCGAATGTTTTCGGTGGAGTTTCCCTGATTGACAACGAAGTACAAACAGACGGATTTGAATCTGTATTCCAGATTGGACTCCAGCATTTGTTCTAAAATATCAAAAATAAGAAAAAGGGGCCTTACCGGGCCCCTTTTTTTGTTCACTTGAACACCATAAGTTGTATTACAGATTAAAAAAAGTGCAATTTTTAGCAAAAAAAGTATTCACATAGGCCTATTTTTGTGCTATAATATATTCATGATTAGCCAAGAAACTGTTAAGAAGTTCATTAACTATCGTACATTTACTGACGTCGAGCCTTACGAGGTTCTCGAGATAAGCAAGTCTGGAAAGACTGCAAAGGTCCGGAGAATGGAATGCGAGAGAATCAACCAAAAAGAAGATAACTTCGAGCCGGGAGGGTTCTGTGGACATACTAGTCATGGTCCTAATGGTCAGCAATGGTCATATAAGTCGGTTGATGATGATTCCTCATTCACGATGACTCTACGAAAGAATGGTGGTTGGCAGTTCAGGGGTCAAAAGACAAGTGTTACAGGTGGATGCTGCGGTAGCTTGAGTGATGAACCATACAAGTATTACGATTACAACTATTAATCTGTAATACAACTGAAAAAAAGTGCCATTTTTAGCAAAAAAAGTATTTACATTAGCCAATTTTTAAGTTAGAATATATTCATAATCAACCAAGAAACTATGACAGAATTAGAAGAAAGAATTGAGGCAGCACTAGAAGCTGGTCATCTCGATGAACAAGATGCCAGAGAGATCAGAAGGCTGGCTGAGATCGAATTTGATAGTATTGGGCTTTAGGAACTCAGATATAATTAGGAACTCAAATATAATATAGATATGAAAGAAAATAAATGCTTTAAGTTGGTTCAACATTTCGGCGGTTCAAATGAGTGGGAGAATGTATTAGCTGTCTCACATGATATCGAGAAGCTTCAGAAGGCTCTCAAGGCTGTCAATCGTAAGGGCTGGAAGGTCCTCTCTGATAGTCAGGCTAAGCGTCCTGAGTTGGTAGAGGGTAACTACTATTCAATCTTCGAAGTTATTTACCTCTAAAGGAACTCAGATATAATTAGGTATGCAAAAGAATAAGATCGAAAACATCATCCTTGGCTATTGTGAGGGGATTGAGCATCTAGAGTTCAGTAAATCTGATATGCCTCAAATGATCTCAGAGATCAAAGAAGCAATTCTTAACGAGCTCGACGATGCAGAACATCTTGACGATGCTCGTAGTTACGTCAAACGATGGCTCTAGGAACTCCGATATAATTAGGTATGAAAAGAAAGACCTTCAAAGCAGTAGCATATGAGCACAGTCATGATACCTTCACTAACATCTATTGTATAGGTGAGGGTGTTGGCTTCAGTGATAGTGTTGCTAAGGCCAT